ATACCATATCTATTAACTGTACACCACACTCATAAATTGGGTGGTCATAATTGTCCGTAAAGAAATTCGGAATATTATGAGAACGGACAAATCCGCATTCTTCATAAAATGGTACGGTCAACGGGCTGTCACCTGTTCCAACTTGCAAAACAGAATATTCATCTGCATATTTACTGGCAAGAAAATCAATTAGTGCTTTCCCATAGCCCTTTCCCTGATTTTCTGGATCGACTGCGATATTCTTGATTTCAAGTATTGCGTTACCTTCATCGGTGACAACACATTCAGCTTTTACATTACCATCTTCAAGTACATACATATTACCTTTTTCAAGATAGCGATCAACCATGCTCTCCTGTTCATCAGCTAATAGCAATAATGATATAAACTGCTTTTTATTTTCATTCACTTCTCTGATTTTCATATCCATTACTCCGTCAAACTGGAAGTTTCACCTGTGTTGTTAAATTGGGGTTTACTCTTTGAAATCACTCTTAAGAACTGCATACTGCGCAGTGTCAATAAACGTGTCCTTTTTGTAATACTTTTGTCTAGCAATTCCTTCAAACCGCATTCCACACTTTGTTAATACATGTACAGATGCAACATTTCCATCAAACACTTCTGCCTGAACACGATTTAATTCAATCTCATCAAATGCATATTTTAGTACAGCTTGAAGCACTTCCGTCATTATACCTTGTCCCCAATACTGTGGCGAAAGCATATAGCATGTATCTGACATAAAACATGATTCTTCAACATTTCCCAAATTAATCGTTCCAATCAAATCATGATTTTCTTTCCATTCAATTACCCAATGAAAATATGTATCAGATTCATAATTATCTGCCCATTTATGTACCTTTTCTTTATATATTTCCATATCCGTTACGGGATTGAACGGAAAGTACCTGCAAACTTCTTCGTATTTTGCCCAGTTTTCATACATCATTTGATAATCGTCTGGAACAATTCTTCTCAATATACAACGTTCTGTATCTATTATTTTTGTACCAATTTTATTCATTGCACTCCTCCACAACTTCCGATTTGTACTTATTTCTTAAACAGCTCAGAATGTGGACCAAGGCGATAAAGCATCAAAACAAGAACATCTCCACAAATCTCATAAATAAGCAGCCAGTCCGGTTCGATGTGACACTCACGCGTACCTTTGTAGTTTCCTGTAAGGTCATGATCCCTGTATTTTGCATCCAGCGTACCGCCATTCGCCAGAATATCGATTACCTCAAACAGCTTATCAAGATTTTTATTTTGCTTTTTGGCAAGCTTCAAATCCTTTTTAAACTGATTGGTAAACTGAATGTCGTATTTCATACGTCGAGAGCTGCCTTAAGCGCATCCATACTGGAATAACGCGGAGCAGAAGGATCCTTCATCATTTTTCGGCCTTCCTCAATGGCAGCGGCTGTAGTATCATTTGGTACTTCCAGTTTTAATTCAAAAGGAATACCATGTTCACGGATAGCGGTTCTCAGGAATATATTTATAGCGGTTGTCATATTCAGACCAAGCTCATTGAAGATTTCCTCCGCCTGGTCCTTGATTGCCTTGTCTGTACGAATATTTAAATTAGTTGTTGCCATACAGAACACCTCCATTCAAGTATAGTATACTCAAATGCACGTCTAATGTCAACACACTGTCATTATATAAGACACATAAATTCTGCCAAAATGCATCGAAATCGCTCTGCGTAGCGATCTGCGCATAGCCTTTGTACTCATCATTGCTGCTTTCTGCGTACATATCGTTCACCATTCCGATTGTGAGTAAGTCAAGATCCCGGATGGAGATGCCGAGTTGTACGCAGCGAAGCAGAAACAATGGTGAGGTCATCGGGCGGTCAGTTGCGTGAAGTTTTTTTAGACTCCACATCCGTCTGGACATTTAAGCCCCAAAGCTCGATGATTTTCGGAAGTACCTGGTAGATGGAGAAGGTGCTGAACTCATCAAGCCATTCCTCCGGGCTGTCCGGGATAGAAGGATCTGCATGCTTTGCCATGATGTAGGCGATGTTCTCAAACATCTCAAGGGAGAACATATCGAGGAGGGAGGAACCCTTATCCCCGTTTCCGACAGCTTTTCCCAGCACATCGAGATCCTTATAGATATCTCGGTGGAACTTGATGCGATAAATACGCGGAATGGCGGCAGATGCCTTGAAGGGCACCTGCTTTCCGTCAATCTCAATCTTCTGAATCATACTCATAATCCAATCACTCCTTTACTGCCTTCGCAGGCTTCGCTGCAGACTGCGACTGCGTTGCGACATCGCTCTCTGCCGCAGGCACATATACCGCCTTGTACCAATCAGCATAGGTGGTGGCATCCGTGGTATTTCCGGTCTTTGCTTTCACCATACCATTAGCAAGCGGTACCGCCTTCAGAGACAGCTTCTCCGTCTGCACCTCCTTGGAATCCTTATTCGTCTTTCCTTCGATGCCGGGACGGGAAGCGGAGCAGTTATACAGCACATGACGAATGTGCTTCTGGTCGCCATCAAACTCGAACAGGAGCGCAAATGCTGCAAGCTCCACCTCGGAGTTTTCAATCAGCACTCCCTTGGAATCTAGTGTTTCCTTCAGTACGTCCGTGCGGAAGGACTCCGGAATCAATGCAACCGTTTGCGGAAATAGCTGAGCAGCTAAACACAATAGCGAAAACGCATTTTGATGATTAAAGGAGGCACTTCATTTGGCAAAGAAAAAAGATGAGATAACCATCCGCTCAAGCGCAGCGGAATACCTGACCTATGTTGCCTCTGTAGGTGATCAGCAGGACAGCATAGAGATGCGCTATGAGGATGAAAATATATGGCTGACACAGAAAATGATGGCCACATTGTACGATGTGGATGTTCGTACAATCAATGAGTATATCAAGAAGATTTATTCTGATTCAGAGCTTGAGGAAGATTCAACTATCCAGAATTTCCGGATAGTTCAAACCGAAGGTTCTCGTCAGATCACACGCGATACCAAGCACTATAACCTTCAAATGATCATTGCCGTAGGCTTCAAGGTCAATTCCGAGCGTGCCGTACAGTTTCGTAAATGGATAAACCAGATCGCCAAGGACTACACCATCAAAGGCTGGGTCATGGATGATGAACGGCTGAAACGAGGAACGTATCTGACAGAGAAGTATTTCGACGAGCAGTTAGAGCGCATCCGTGAGATCCGTGCCAGCGAAAGAAAATTCTATCAGAAGATCACTGACCTGTATGCGACAGCCATTGACTATGATAAAAATTCTGCAACGACGAGAAGATTTTATGCGACCGTTCAGAATAAAATGCATTATGCCGTTCATGGATATACGGCGGCTGAACTGATCGTGGAAAGAGCTGATTACACAAAAGAGCATATGGGATTAACCACCTGGGCAGATGCACCGGAAGGAAAGATTAAGAAAAGTGATGTTAATCCTGCGCATGTTAATATTAATAAGGTTCTAAGTGAACTGGATATGGATATATTCAAGTTAAAGAATCAGTTCTTTATAGATGCGGCAACTTATTATATAGAACATTTTGGACGGGAAGCACTGATAGAACCGAAGGAAAGGAAAGAACCTCAATTTATATCAACTGAGGAAATGGCTGTCATAGAGGAGCGGATCAGACAGGAGGCAAGAGAAGAAGCAAGGCAGGAAGCAAACAAAGAGGTTATGAGCATGGTTGGCAGCATGCTGGCAGCTATGCAGGCTAACAAAGATGCAATATCTATCATACAACAGCAGGCAGATACAGATGATAATGCTGATTCGGAAGATGATTTTTATGATGACGTTATTGCACAGAGCGCATTGAATTGGATGGAAAAAGATTGACTGCAGCAGTTAAAAATATTTGTGTTGTAAAAAGCAATACATGGTGGTACACTATAAGAAACAGGAGGTGCATACTATGGCAACAAAAACTGCAAATGTAACAGCGCGAATTCAACCGAATATAAAAGAGCAGGCAGAGGCAATTCTTGACAGACTTGGAATTCCTGTATCTGTATTCATAGATATGACTTACAGACAGGTTATTATGCGTGATGGAGTACCATTTTCACTTGATATTCCGGATAAACTTGTTACAAGAGATTCTATAACACAAGCTGAATTTGATACGATGATGCAGACCGGGCTTGCACAGGCAAAAAAGAACGATTCTGTATCTGTTGATGAGGCTTTTAATCAATTAAAGTCGGAAATATAGTGCATGAATGAATATGAGGTAAGGGTAACAAGGCTGGCATTAGAGCAGATGAAAGAGATAGTGCATTATATTTCAAATGATCTAATGGCACCGGATGCAGCAGATAATCTGCTTGACAAGATGAAAGCAGAGATTACTAAGTTGTCGAGTTTTCCGAAAAAACATGCCTTGATTGATGAAGAGCCATGGAGGACTGAGGGAGTACGCGAGATTGTTGTTAAAAATTCCCTGATTTACTATTGAGTTGATGATGAAAATAACAGAGTTCAGGTAACAGCAGTTATTTATAGCAGGAGAGACCAGATCAGGCAGCTAAGCAATATGGATATGGAGTAGTGGCTTAATCCATAAGGATTACTATAAAAGTATATAGTTGCAAATATATAAAACTGAATACACGCAATGAAAGAAGCAGATATGTGGAAATATTCCATGTGTCTGCTTTTTTTATGCCCTAAAGATAACAACAAGTATCAGTACACCAAAGGCGATCAGGGATTAGGAAAGCCGAATAAAATATATGTGTATGATTTGTTGAAAGCAGATAACGATAATTGGCTGCCAAAGCAATTTAAGCACAGAAAGGGCGGACAAATAAGAAAGAAATATTATGATGATGCAAAAGAGAATGTAGCATTTGAGAGATGTGTGGATGCTGTGACATCGTTGACAGCGGTATTTCGATTGTATGAAAGCTATTGTAAAAAATGACGCAACATGACAATGGTAGAAATTGCAAAGCGGAACAATGTCAGTGAGAGGACGATTTATAGGTATAAAACAATATTTTCGTGGCAGGAACAGAGACCGTAAGGGAGCGAAAAGCCACGCCGTAAGGCGTGTTCGTCAGACCAGCAAAAGCGGGCTGGCCGGGGGTTGGGGTGGCCCCAACGAGCGTATCTGAATGCGCCTCAAAAAACAGTTTTTACATCTGTATTGTAATTCCAACAAGAAAGGATTCCTCACCGGGAACAAGATCGAGATCACCGCCATGGCTTTCAATGATTTTTCGGACAGAGGAAAGCCCGATTCCATGATCAGCAGATGTACCCTTTCGGGAGAGGAATGTTTTTCCCTCCTGCAAGGCCAGACCGTCGTAAGTGTTTTCAATCTTCAAAAAGTACATATTGCCTCTGGTTTCGCCTGCAATGAAAATGCGGTGCACCCCTTGCTTTTGGCGGCTGCACGCCTCAACGGCATTGTCCAAAAGATTGCCCAGCACCGTACACAGTTCCACATCGGTAAGCGGCATCTGATCGGGAAGATCGAGCCGCACCTGAAATTCTGTCCCTTGTGTCTGCGCCATGCCGTAGTAGTATTCAATCAGCGCATTTACAACGGGATTTTTGCAGAACTGGGCAGGGGAGTGCCCCGATGTTGCCGCAACCTGTTCCTCTACCTGTAACAGGAAGGAGCAGATCTCCGTCTGCCCACGTTCAGAGGCCATGCGGTCTATGGTGCGCAGATGGTGTTTGATGTCGTGAATCAGCCTTCTGTTTTCTGCCGCTGCTTCAGAAACCTGACGGCTGTATTCGGTCTGCATAGAAAGCTGCCGGACGACCTGCTTGCGTTCTTCCTGAAAAATCAGGCTGTTTCCATACCCCTCTACCACATCGCGCCAGAGGGAATAACCGATGGCGGCTGCTATGAAAAAGCTGCCCCATTCCACAAACCAACCGCCGATAACCGGCTCATAAACCGGCAGAAGGCGATCCCATATAAAGGCGCAGGTTGCGGCTGCCGCAGCATAGAAGATCGGCCTGCTCCGTTTTTCTCCTCTGTGAATGGCAAGCACAGCGATGATAAGCAGATAGAGTGCAGATGCCACCTTATAACAAAAGACCGATGCAGAGAAGAAACGAATCGCTCCAAGGGAGAGATGGGAAGCCATCATGCCATACACAAACGCATATACCAGGAAGGCAGCGCCCACTCCATTACTGATGGCCGCAGGCAGGAAGCCCGGTCTGCATATCCGGTTTTGCAGAACTACGATCAGCCAGGTAACCAGATAGATACAGAACAGTTCCATCGTGTACCAGGGGAATATGGGAACAGCAGCCAGCATATGAAGCACAGGATAGGATGACAGGCCGCACATGGCAAGGCAGATCAGCCCGAACAGGAATGTATTGTTCTGTTTCATCCGGCGGCTGAAATAAAAGGACAGCAGCGCACAGACAAAGGTAACCGTACAGCCAAACAGGCAGAATGCAAACCGGATTCCTCTGGTCGTATTTACCGCCAGCATCGTTCCGAAAGCAGGCGGATAAACAATCCCACCGTAAAAGTGGTCATAGTTGCTGACCGCTATGGTGAGTGTGAACGGTTTTCCGCCATGAAAAGTGACCATGCGGTTTTGAACCAATGGTGTCCCCTGTGCAGGTTCCCCCATTTGCAGGATCAGGTCATGATCCAGATAAAGGTTGTAAGCAGAAAACACTTCCGGGATTTCCAGTGCATACGCTTCCTTCCGTTCCGGCAGGAAGAATGTCATCTGGTAAGTCCCGCAGCCATAGGGAGAAGGGTTTGCAGGGCTGGAGAAATTGGTCTGCGCTCCAATGGAAAGGTAGCGCATATAATGGCTTTCATCCCGTATTTCTTCCGGGGTCAAAAGCGCGTCAGGATAAAACGCCCAGCCGGATACCAGAAAGCGCACCGGTGACTTTTGAAGTTCTTCCTCAGAAAGCGCCAGAATCCCATTTGCCGCCTGAATTGTGTTCTGGCTATATTTATTATTGAACTGATACAGGCCAAGAAAAAACAGGGATGAGCACAGGCAGACCATACATAAAGCGGCATATTTTTTTACCACAGAAGATACCATCTTATTTTCGCCTCCTCCTTAGGAAAAATTCACCGGCAGACAGAAGAAGCAGACAAGCCGGAATCAAAAGGAGTATGGGCGACCGGCTATGTTCAGTGTCGGCGGCATGTGCCAGGGAAGCGGTATCTTCCTTTCCCACAATGGTGTAAGTCCCTGTATGGCTGATCTGGAAGGAGGCGGCTTTTGCCGCATCGTCGTAACCGGTCATGGGAATTTCCACGCCGTTTTCATCACCGAGGAACAATGTGCCGGCTGCCGGGTCATTTGGATAGGGCAGCATGACAGAAACATCCGGCAGGGAGTTGAGCACAGTTCCGTTGATGGAAAACGAAAAAGAAAAACCGCCGTCCGTATTCGCTTGGATGATGACTTCAATCTGATCTTCGTTTTGGATACCCTCCGGCAAGGCGTCTTTGGGTATGCTGATGGTGATTCCCTGTTTGGAAAAGACGGCTCTTTGCTCCCTTGTTTGCAGCATCATCAAAAAGCGCGTGCCGGAAATCCGGTCGGTGGTTTCATCGAAGAACTCTGAAAAAACAGGTTTTTTGGAATCCGCACTTTCCGGGGGAACGGTCATAGCGCTTTGCACTGAACCTTTCCTGTTTTCTGAAAGCTTCCGGGCAGGATCGGGAGCGGTAAGCTCTGGAGCGCCGGCAATCGTCTGTACTTTAGGGGGCTGCTGTAAAGCGGTATCTTTCTCTGGCTGACCTGATACAACTGGCGCTTCGATTTCCGGTATGGCCGGTTCATCGGAATCATCTTTTCCATCCTGGGATGGCTCGGAAGGCTTGTGGGATGGTTCATGATCCGCAGAATCATTTTCTCCGCTGACCGAAGGTGCTTTTTCAGAATCGTTGGAATCTATCCCACCGCCATTTGTTGCAGGCGATCTTGAAGGTTGCGTAGGGGGACTGTCTGCGAAACCGTCATCCTGATCGCCGGTATCTTCGGGAGGCGGCTGAATGATGGTATCAGGTGGATTGCCGCCTGCATCACCTCCGTCCCGGTCGCCATCGTGATACCCTTCAAGGACAATTTCATCTGCGTAGGTAAAGGACAGGATGCCGGTCTGTCCGCCGTCATAATCGACCTGAAGGCGGTAACTGCTGCCCGGCGTCAGCAGACGGGTGGCAATAGAGAGCATTTCCTGACCCACATAAACGCCACTTTCCAGACGGTTCCATGAACCGTTGTTTTCGGACAGCCATACGCTGATCTCATCCAGTTTCCCCGGCGGTGTGACCCAGGGAAAATGAAGGTTTCCTCTGGAAGCCAGAAAGCAGTTAATGTCCGGTCTGCCTGAAGCCTGTACAGAAACAGGAATTGAGATTTCAGGGAAAGCAATTCCCTCTGCAAACGCAGTGTTTTCCGGTGCGGTCAGCTTTCCCATGGCATGGTACAGTCCCACAGTATTCAAATCAATACCGGAAAAATCCCATTCCACCACAGCGGTGCAGCTGGTTCCATTTTCCGTATAGCAATCCAGATAGTAAGGGGAAAAGGCAAACAAATTTTCCAGCGTTTCGGTTTCGCTGCCCTGTTGAACCGCAAACGCGTCCGTATAAGGATACCATTTCTCTATGGAAGTAATGACAGCAGGCGGCATTTCTTCCACCCGGACGGAAATCTGAAGCTCCTGCAATACAGTTTCACCAAAGGCATACCCCTCCGGCAGTTCAATCCGGCCTGCTGCGGTATATTCGCCCGGAGTGGTCTGGTCAATGGCCGAAAAATCCCATGCGACAGAAAATGTTTCCTGCCGGATTTTTTCACCTGCTGTTACAGTGGCGCAGACGGTTTGATACTGAAGGGCCAGCTGATAAATTTCCTCCAGGTCATCATCAGACGGTGTGGTTCTAAGGGGCAGGGTGAAATCTGGCAGGGAGCGCAGTTCGCCTTCATTTTGTATTTCTGTGACAAAGACGAGGGATACTTCTTCCGGTGCTTCCGGTGTTTCCGGGGTTCCGCTATCCAGTGTCTCCGAAGCCTCGCTTTCTAAATCCGGCAGAATCTCCGTTCTTTCATCGGCATTGGCTGGGGTTGCAGTTTCAGCGGCAAATGCGGGGATACTGCCGGTGAAGCAGAGGAGGCAGGTCAGACAGCCCCCCAGAATACGCCTGTGTATTTGCTTCATTCTCATACGATACCCCCCATTCCAGAGAAAACATATTGACGGTAGGCTTCCCGCAGCTGTTTTCCATTGCGGAGAGCAATCGGAAGATTCTCCCCGTTTATCAAACGGAAGGTCTGACTGTCAACCTGGCTGATATAATCCATGTTGATTAAAACGCCCCGGTAGCAGGGCAAAAAACGCTTGTCCTTCTGCAATGCGGCAGTGACCTCCTGAAAACCTCCGCTTACCGGTATCACGCGTTCCGCCATATGAATCCGTGTCATACGGTTTTGATAATCTATGTATAGAATCTTCTCTGTGGGAAGTTCCAGCTTTTGACGGTCAGCCATAACCGAAAGTGTCATCACTTCATAGGGCGGTTTTAGCTGGCACAGCTCCATCGCTTCTTCAAATTCTGCCTGATGGAGCGAAAGCGGCTTCAGCAGATAATAGCTGGCGGACAGGCTGTACCCCATCCGGGCATAATCTTCTGTAATGGTCAGAAAAACGATCTTACAGAGCCTGTTTTTCTGGCGCAGCCCTCTGGCGGCCTCTATTCCATCCATGTTCTCCATATAGATGTCCATAAAGACAAGCTGAAAATTGACCTGGGCGGCAGCTTTCAGAAAATTCTCTCCGTCCTCAAATTCTGTCAGCGTATAGTCCAGCTGATGCTTTTTCATATAATTTTCCAGGCAGGCAGACAGTTCTTCTCTGTCCTCTGCTCTGTCATCCACAATCGCAATCTGCATCGTACCATCTCCTTTGCACAATAATCCAATATGAGTATAACATAAAACCGCAGGAAAAAACTTGCGTCTTAAACAGGAAACCTGCGTCTTAAACAAAGTCGGTTGCATTTCTCTTGACAAGATGCTACTCTAATTATACTACCAGACTTTCCGATGAGAAGGTCTGGTTTTTTTATTTTTCTTTTCAGGAAAGGAGGCTCAGCATGAAAATCGCACTTTGTACGGAGCTGAGAAATGTGGAATGGTTTGAAAGCAGGCTGCGCTCCCTTTTTGATGGGGATGGGCAGCTTGCGATTGACGAATTGTGGAATGAGAACCAGCTTGCTCAGGCACTGCGGCGGAGCCGCTACCATGCGGTTGTCATCGCAATGACCGGGGCAAGGGGATTGGAGGCTGCCATTCAGGTAAAGCAGCTGGCACCGGAAGTACCGCTTGTCTGGTGGAGTGATGATGAAAACTTCGCCCTGATCGCGTATCAGCTTCATATCCCGGCATTCCTCTCCATAGATTGTAGTGATCAGGAGCTATATGAGGCGATGGAACCCATCAGGAAACGGAGGTATGGAAATGCGAATTGCGCTATGCAGCTATAGTCAGAAGGAGAAAGAAACGGCGTTACTGATGAAGCTTGGCAAAGTAGACCGCTTTGACAATGGCGTATTCTGCGTCTATGCCATGCAGCGGGAGGGTCCTTATGACGCTGTGGTGGTCATGGAGGATGGGGCCCGTGGAATGAATTTCTGCATGAGCATACGAGGCTACAGCAGGGATGTCCCGCTCCTTTGGATCAGCGATCAGGCAGAATTTGAACCCCAAAGCCGCAGGCTGCGGGTAGATGACTTTTGGGTGAAGCCCGTTACAGAGCATCAGCTGGGCGAAGCAGTCTCCCGGCTTCTTCAGGGAAAAAGGGAAAGTAATGAATCAGGTGAGGAGGAAACGTATGAATAAAAAATATTACCGGAGAGAACAAAACCGTCACGCTATAAAGAAAATAATGACAACAGGGGGAAATGGATATGAGGTATAAAAAGAAGAAACGGCAGATCGTATCTGCAGCATTGGCGGCAATGATGGCGATGCAGTTATGCATACCGTCTGCAACGTTTGCTGCAGTTCCTACAAAAAAGCTGAAAGTGATCACGGGATTTACGGAATTACCGGAGGAGGTCGCGCATATTCAGATCCCTGCGGATGCCGGAGAAAACTTTGAGGATTATCTGAATTTCCCGGAGACGATCGAGGCTTCGGTGGTGGAATATAAGAACGTGGATCATCAGAATAATAATGCGGATCGCGATAAGGGCGCGGAAGATGAGAAAGCGGCAGCAGACGACAGTGATAAGAAAGAAGACTCGGAAATTGCTACCGACAGCAATGCCGGGGATTTTCTTGAGGATTATGAGTTTGAAGATGAGAAAATCCCAGAAGATATCCCGGTGCTGACGGATATCAGCGTTACTTGGGAGCCGGATGAGAACCGGGAAGATGAAAGTGGTTTCTATTATTATCTTCCGATTCTTCCGAGAGAGTATATTTTGGCAGCGGGCGTGGAGCTTCCGGAGATCGAGGTCAGCATGGACGGCGGAATCGCTTTGCTGGCATCAACAGATACTTATGATATTGCGAATGGCGGTATCGTCATCAACAGCGACACATTGGAACAGTATAATGATGCGACTATCACGGGAAGCAGTATGACCAATGTTATTCTGGTTAGTGGTGTGGAGGCTACAATCACGATTTCGGATCTGGATATCCAGATTCCGATCGACAATAACGCTACGACAGCAAGTAACTGGATACCGGCGATCCGACTGGCAAATGGTGCAAAACTGAATCTGATTCTGGAGGGAAAAAATACACTCAAGGGCGGTGATATGTGTGCGGCTATTGATGTGCCGGAAGGCTGTACCCTGACGATCAGCGGAGAGGGAAGCTTAAAAGCAACCGGTGGAGTAGGCGCCGGAATTGGTGCGTCGAGCATGAGAAAGGGTTCCTTGGGGACGATTGAGATCAACGGAGGCAATATCGAAGCTTATGGCAGCGGGATGGCAGCAGGTATTGGCGGCGGTTTAGAGGGCGGCATCGGTACCATTGTCATCAACGGCGGAACTGTGTATGCCAAGGGCGGATATGGAAACTACCCCAAGGATATTAATCATGTATACGGTGGAGCAGGAATTGGCGGTGGACCGTTCGGCTGCGTGGATAAGATTGAGATCAACGGTGGCAATGTGACAGCCTGTGGAGGATATGTTACGAACGCAGGAAGACGCCCCGGAGCCGCAATCGGCACTGGCGGCGGTGGAGCAAAACCGGTAGAAGGTGGATACAAGTATGGTGAGATTGTGATCAAGGGCGGAACGGTTTCAGCCACTGCATATCATAATGAAGTATATGCGATCGGTATCGCAGTGAAGCCCGGTCAAGTGCTGCCGGAGGGTACCTTGGATGGCTCCATTTCCATCAGTGATCAGGCAGTAGTCAACTTAAATGGTGGTGATTATTTTCCAAGGAGTGATGAGTTTGGACTGAAAAACTATACCATTCAGGGCACGATTGCGGATGTACGATTCATCGAAAGCACTTATCCGGTGACAATCAGCGTGGGAGAGATTACCTGGAATGCAGGGACGATGAAGGTGAGCGATTATCAAGGTACACTTCAGGCATCCAATTATCTGAAGCCATTAACGCCAGGGACACAGGTAACGGTAACGGTGACGGTTGGAGAAAACTATGTTTATCGGATGGAAGCTGACGTTGATGACGTTGATGATGAGAATGCAACGATCACTTTGAAGGCCGGAACTCCTCTTTATGAGACAAGATTAAAATTTGTTTCCACGGCGATCACGAGCGATCAGGTATTACAGGCAACCGATATCACGATCAAGCAGGATGGTGTACAGTTGATCAATCAAGAAGGTCAAAGTGCAGCTATGGTCATTCCTTCCAAGCAGATTTCGTATGATGAAGTGAACACGGGACATCTGACGGTATATCTGCCGGAAAATAAGAATAAAACAGAGATTTCGGTGACGGTACCGGGCTTAAATGACGGCAATCCGATCACAAAATCAGGTGAGACGATTTCGATAGGAACACTAAATGAAATTACGATGTTTCAGCGTGATACCTCTTGTAGTCATGAGCACTATAATGCAGATGGATTTTGTGAAGCATGTGGTGCATATCAGGAGCCCAAAAATTGGCAGGGATATTATGAGATTTATAATGCCGGTCAGCTTTTCTGGTTTGCAAAGCAGTTTAATGATGGTAAAATCCCTAATACGAGCAATCTGAAGCTGATGAAGGATATTAAGATCCCGGACGGATATGCCTGGACAAGCATTGGAGCCATAGCTGATGGTAAGTCTTTCAGGGGGACTATTGAGGGAAATTACCATGTAATTTCCGGACTGCGACCTGCTAATGACGGTACAAGTTTTAAGTGGGGACTGGTGGCATGGATTAGACATGGGAGTGTACAAAATATAGGGCTGGTGTTGGAAGGTAATTGGACTTGCGGGTTGTGTCGTAACGCTTATGCTATCAACATTCAGAATTGTTTTGTAGTAGGAACAGATTTTTCAGATAGTTGTTCAAACGGAACGGTGACTAATTGCTTGGCTGTATCAGGAAAACTGGAAGGAAATAAGTACTCGAATGATAATAGGGCTACTTTTACGAACTGTTATGAGACAACAAAGAGTGATTATAGTTCTCCGGGTATTACTACTCTAGATAACGAAGAAAAACTGAAAAAACTGAAATCCGGAGAAATTGCCTATAAATTAAACGGTGATCAATCAGATGGTACGTGGGGACAGGTGATCGGAACGGAGGATTACCCGCATTTCCGCAAGTACAGTAAGACGGTATATTATGATCCAGCTACTCAGACATATTCTAATAATAACGCGGCAAGTATCACTTCCGCAGCTGTCACGGATATTAAGACGATTTCTGACAAAAAAGCGACTGCTACACTTAAGGCAACAGGAACTCCCGGAGCAGAGGTTAAGTTTTTCTTAACCTCCGGCGAGGATGAGCAGACATCAACATTAGAAAATATGTTCTTGAATGGAACGCCACTTAGGGAGAGTTCTTCCGGAAACTATGAGTATACTATTACGGATTTAGCTCCGGACACAGAATATCATGTCAGACTGATGATTAAAAAGGAGGGTAAACTATCTCTTGATGTAACCTATGTAAATTTCCAGACAGAAAAAATGCGGCAGGAGGCACCTAAGGCTGCTGATGTTTCTATCAATTACGAACAGGAGACTTTAGAGAATAAAGCTTCCTGCGATCTGGAGTATGCTGCTTCTAAGGATGCACAGTCATGGACAACGATAAGACAGGGTGGTAAGGTTCGTCTGACAGGGCTGCTGAATAACATTCGTGAAAATGGTGGGTCTGTACCAGTCTATATTCGCAAGAAAGCATCCTCGTCCATGTCAGCCAGTGAAGCGGTTTTGGTGGCGAATTTGCAAACACAGGCGATTCCGGAAGAATCGAACAAGCCGAATATTGATTATCGGAAGGAAAAAATCACAATTTCCTCATCTTTACAGTATGTGATTGTAAACGGAACCAATACCTCTCCAAGCTGGACATCTGCAAAAATGGGCAGTGAATCAGGAATTTCGATTACAGACATCATTTCTTCCGATCATGAGAGTACGGTTTATTATCGGTATGCTGCAAGCAACAAGGATAAGAAATTTGCCGGAAAACCCGAAAGTATCACGATTCTTAAAAGAACGGCAGCACCGGCTGCAATAACTGAGAATGAGGTGAATATAATCGGTACGACGATTACCATAAACAGAACGAATCCGGAAAATGACATTGAGTATGGATACCGTGATGTAGATTCAGACGGAGCATTTACATGGATTGACGGTACGAAAATTCAGGGATTATATCCGGCACATGGATATCAGGTAACCAGCAGAATAAAGGCGAAAGAGAATGCATTTGCTTCTGAGAGAACGGCACCGCTTAATGTGTCTACCAAGGATACACTGAGAATTGTAGGAAACGGAACACAAAAGTGGGATGCGAAGGGGACTTATGGGGTTTCACTTGCTCAGATTCCGGTTTCCCTGGCTTCTGGTTATGGTGTATATAATGGTGCAAATCAACCGGTAGCCGGAACCTGGAGCTGGGAACCGGAAAATAGTAGTTCAGCATCTGGTATTTATCCGAAGGTAGAAGATAACAAGGCTTATACCGTGAAATTTACACCGACAGATGCAAGTGTTTCATACGATAGGACATTAACAGATTCCGTGGTACCGGAAATTTCTAAGTACCCACTGCAATTTTCAGTTGCGGTAAAAGACAAGACCTATGATGGCACGACAAACGCGGACATTACCAGCGTGACCTTCGACACCGTGACCTTGAACCGAGGAACAGACTACACCGTGACCGCCAGCTTTGACGATGCCAGTGTGGGCAACGGCAAGAACATCACTGCCACAGTGACCCTGATGGGGCAGGCCGCGAAGAACTACGCCCTGAAGCAGAGCAGCTTCACTACTACTGGCAACATCACCAAGGCCGCTGTCCCCGACTTTACTAAGGAAACCGCGCTGACCATTGTAAACGGCCACGAAAAGACCTACACTGTGACGCTCCCCACTCTGCCTGTGCCGGAGGCTCCCAAGGAGTACGGCACAGTGACCTACGGCGCACCAACGGTCAACTTGTCCAGCACCTATTACGCCGACGGTGCGAAGGTGGAAGATGGCAAGCTGATCCTGCCGATTCAGAAAAATGACGTGAAAACCACCGGCTCTGTGGGCACAGTGACCGTGGTAATCAAGAGCACAAACTATGCGGACATCACGCTGACCGTCAATGTCAATGCGACCAACAAGCTTCTCCCTACTGTTACGGCACCTACGGCAAACGCCCTGACCTACAATGGTACAGAACAGGCGCTGGTTACAGCGGGCAAGACCACTGGTGGCACGATGCTCTACCGGCTTGACGATTCCAAATGGAGCGAGCAGATCCCAACAGCGAAAAAAGCGGGGAAATACACTGTTTGGTATAAGGTGCAGGGAAACGCAGAGTACGCAGATGTGGCAGAACAAAGCTTGACTGTGACCATTTCCAACCAGCCTTCCGGCGGCGGCGGAGCATCCGGTGGTGGCGGCGGTGGCGCAGCCCCGGCTCCGACACCGGCTGGTGCGGATGTCATCACAGTCAAAGAAGACACGAAGGACAATACGACCTCCAAGCCGGGTGCGGAAACCGACACAACTACAACAACCAAGACGACCGTCAAGAATACGACGACCGAAACGACCAAGAACGAGCAGGGTCAGGATGTTTCCAAGACCACAGCCAGCGTTTCCAAAGACCTCGGTGACAAACTGCTCGATCAGGCGGTTTCCAATAAGTCCGATACGATCGAGATCATTGTGAAGTCCAGTGAGGCGAATAACGGCAGCGGCGCAGGCAGCACAGGCGCGGCGGACAGCGTGAAAGCAACCGAAGTCGAGCTGCCAAAGGCGACCGTCAACGCGATCGCCAAGGACACGAACGCCGACCTTGTCATCAAGACCGACAACGGCGAAGTCGTCCTCGACAACAAGACCTTAGAAACGATTGCAGGCGCAGCCAATGGTGACACCGTAACCATCGTGGTGGGCGAAAACACCCAGCTCAAGGAAACGCAGAAACCGGCGGAGAAGATCGTCGGCAAGAACGGCACGCTCTTCGACCTTGTCGCGAAGATTGGCGAAAAACACCTGCATCAATTTGAAGGCGGCAAAGCTTATGTGGCTCTGCCGATGCCGGATAAGCTCAAAGGCAAAGACATCCTCGTGATCTACATCGACGACAACGGTCTCTGCGAGATCCTGAACCACAGCGTAGAGAAGATCGGCGCAGAAGATTACATTCGCTTCACGACGACCCGCTTCTCGACCTTCGCAGTCGTCGACAAAGACGAAGCAGAGGGGTTAATTAAAGAACAGAACGCCGCCCACGTCAAAGAACTGATGCAGAGCGCGAAGTTCAAAGTGACCACCACTAAGACGAGCAAGAAATCCGTCAAGGTACAGGTCGCAGCCAAGAGTAGCAAGACCATGATCTCCGACATCAAGTCGCTGGGCTACACGGTCAAGTACCAGTTCTATCGCTCGACGAAGAAGGACGCAGGCTACAAGCTGCTCAAGACAAGCAGCAAGAACAGCTTTATCAGCACCAAGGGCACGAAGGGCAGAAAATATTACTACAAAGCCCGCATGTTGGTCTATGACGGAAGCAAACTTGTGGCTAGGAGTGCACTCAAGCAGTGCAGCTATGGCGCAAGACGTTAATGCAAAACTGATTTTTTGCTAACAGAATATAGAATTTTTACTTAGGGCTGACTGTAACAGGTCAGCCCTATTTCTTTGATGTAACAATACTGATAATAACGATACTGATTATAGTGATACTGATCTTATCCTTTCCTATCCGGAATGGAACAGGAATGATAAGATGTAATATAACTAATGTTGAGGCTGTGGTCTGCCTTTATTGTAGAAAATTTTTCGCTATCTCATATAAAGTGTGATTATAAAGCATAAAACTCCAATAAAAATGTGAAGAGTGATTCTATGGAACGATTTATCTTAAAAAAGTTGCTGGATTGGAAGGATTCTCCCTACCGCAAGCCTTTAATCTTGAAGGGCGTACGTCAGGTGGGTAAGACTTGGATTCTAAAAGAGTTCGGCAGACGCTGTTATGAAAATACAGCCTACTTTAACTTCGACGAAAACGAAGAATATAAACAATTTTTGAAACAACCAAGGATGTGAACCGGATTCTACAAAACCTTATGCTGGCAAGCGGTCAAAAGATATTGCCAGAAAAGACCCTCATCATCTTTGACGAGGTACAGGACTGCCCGAAGGTTATCAACTCCATGAAGTATTTTTGCGAGAACGCACCGCAATACCATGTTGCCTGTGCCGGTTCTCTGTTGGGGATTGCTCTGGCGAAGCCTTCCTCTTTTCCAGTAGGCAAGGTCAACTTCATGCAGATTGACCCAATGACCTTCCCTGAGTTTCTACTTGCCAACGGTGATGAAAATCTGGCGCAGTATCTGGAACAGGTGGATACCCTTGAACCTATCCCTGACAGATGAATTATATGATAAAGTTTTTAGTTGATAGAAATTACATCTTATCACCACAGTCATGGAATGGTGGAGAAAATGATCGACCTATCACATTATCACCAGAAGGTTATGCCAGAGTAGATGCTATTCAGAAGAATACTGCAAATGGTAAGATGGGATAGCTTAGCACGGCTCATACCAGTCTTAATTTCGTAGGCATTGATGATGGATTCCTTGATGAGATATAAGTCACCACCAAGTTCCGGTGGGATGAGGTCCAGGTTTTCAAGTTCACGGATATCATTTGCGGACATCCAGCCATTCTGTCTTGCAGTGGCATAACCGTTCATTCGGCTTTGATAATCACCACGCAAGAGACCGTCAACGTCGAACTTTACAAAATAAGCAGATTTCTCCGATTCAGATAGAAGGGCTCGGTTGATGGACTGCTCCCAACGGACAATCTAGGGCTCCAAGGTGTACTTCACAAATTCGAGAGATTGCTGCTCAATATTAGAAAAGCTCGACTTCTCAAGATCACCGACCATATGAGGCGGTACTCTAAAGATTCGAGCTATTTCATCAATCTGAAATTTTCTTGTTTCCAGAAACTGTGCTTCATTTGGGGAAATGGAAATAGGCATGTATTTCATGCCTTCTTCCAAAACAGCTACCTTATGAGAATTGTTCCCAGAGAAGCCTTTTTTCCAGCTTTCTCTGACAGCTTCTGGATTTTTTACGGTACCGGGATACTCCAAAATACCTCCCGGTGTGGCACCGTTTGCAAAGAACTTAGCACCGTATTCTTCTGTGGCGATAGCAAGTCCGATAGCGTTCTTGGTCATAGCGATGGGAGAGTAACCTACCAGACCATCAAAGCCGAGACCCGGAACATGGAGTACATCCGACGGTTTTAGGATGACGGTTCCATTTTTCATGGTAGGTGCATCTGAATCCTGCATTTGATATTGATAGTAGAGGTGACCTTTATCGTCACGATCCACACTCATTCGATTGGGCATCAGCGGATAGAGAGCGATGACTTCACCTTTGCCATTTCGTATAATTTGCGCATAGGCATTTCCATAAAGGAGAAGATGCGTCATCAAAGTCTCTCGGAAGACAAAGTACGTCATTTCTGGATTTGGCTCATCGTGAATCAGTCGATACAGAGGATGCTTGATTGCCTTTTCTTTACTACCGGAGTCAGTATACTTATAAACATGGACCGGCAGTCCTGCAATGGACCCCGAAAGAATCCTGACGCAGGCATAGACTGCAGTCATTTGCATGGCACTTCGTTCATTGACGGCTTTGTCAGAGTTGCTTCCACCAAAGAGAAAATGATAGGCGCTGCCATTGGTGCTGTTGGTGGGCTTGTCTCTGGAATGAAATAGCCCCGATAAAAATCCCATAAATATTCCTTTCTGCCTTAAGAGGCGTATAAAATTCAAAGTTACGTCACAAAATAATTTGCGCAAATGCTTGCAATTGCAAGCAAAAGCGAACATAATAAAGAAAAGGGAGGCGATACTATGGCAAATACATCCGCTGTTTATGCAAGAATAGATACGAATCTCAAGGACAATGCTGAGAGTATTCTTTCTCAGCTTGGCATTTCTCCATCCAGTGCAATTCAGATGCTTTATAGCCAGATCGTACTGAAAAAAGGTATGCCGTTTGAATTGAAACTTCCTTCTTCTAAGCCATTAGCTGTTGGTGCAATGACCAGAGAAGAACTTGATGCAGAACTCCAGAAGGGTGTTGATTCCATCAAAGAAGGAAAGGTATATTCTGCAGATGAAGTCGACGCGGTACTTGCAAAGGAGTTTGGCATATGACGGATAGCTATAATGTCGGCTATTCTGTAGATGCACTTGGTGATTTACGTAAAATCTATTCGTATATTGCGAATGAACTTCTTGTTCCGGAGACAGCCGCAGCTCAGCTGGGGCGCATACGAAAGGAAGTTCGTTCATTGGATTTTATGCCAGCTCGTTATACGTTAGTTGAATGGGAGCCTTGGCATTCGATGAAAATGCATCAGCTTCCGGTAGACAACTTTATTGTGTATTATCTTGTCGATGATAAAGAGAGGACAGTTCTGCTTCTGGGCAAGTAGCTCAGTATTGCCTGGATCCAGTTTCAGGAGCTTCTCGACATCCTTGAGCTGACTCTGCGTATTCTTGATTTCTGAATTGACACCCTTTAAGGCACTCTGAAGCTTGGTAGTATCGCCACCGATCTCGACCGTGATACCCTTAATTCTACTTCCCGCCATAACGCACCTCCTCCCTGCAAAATGGGCATAAAACTTGCTCGGCATTTCTGCCGAGCATAAAGAAAGCACCGATCAGATTTCTCCGACCGATGCTAATAAACTGCTATTCTATTGAGATTTACAAACAGGAATTTGTCGCATCTTCACTTCCTTATTGCCTGCTCCATCAGGCCGCCTTCATAAAGGCCGCACAGAAAGCTGAAATTGTTACTGGTTAAAGCAATCACGAATTGAAGTAGACAACTCTTCATATCCTTTCAATATTTCTTCTTTATGTGCCTGCATTTCTTCATTCATTTTTGTATAGTCCAAACAGTTCTGATAACCTGCCTCACCCCAATATAGAACATTTTTGTCGGCATTATATAAAAGTCTGTCAGCACGTTCAATGGAGAAATTCTCAGCATTTTCAAACTTTATCGTCTGGTCAGCAGTATATATTATTTCGATAAAGCAGTCTGTATCATTCCAAATTTCACCTTCAGAAGTTTTTTGGATTTCCAGCAAATGACCGCCGCAATTGGAAATCTGACTTGCAAAAGAGCGGTATTGATAGGAATCAATGCTAATGCTCCGTTCTTCTCCCTCAGAATAAACATTGATTTCAGCAATGCTATTTTCGACAGCAGACAGTCCATCCGGTAGCTGCTTTTCATTGTCCCCCACTGCATAAATTCCAATCAAACAAAGTGCAAGGGTCAAACATAGTGTAACAATGGAAACAACAGCTTTTCGGCGATTTGTCTTTCTTTCGCATATGGCGGTACAGACAATATAGCCTGAAAATCCGCCCAAGGTATTGATTAGAAAATCTTCCATTTCCGCATATCTGCCGCCAAACAACTGTAATAGTTCAATCAAGAATGAGATTAAACCGCTAATAATCGCCACCTTTTTCCAATTTCCTCTACAGGAACGAAAAACAAGCGGCAACAAAAAACCAAGAGGACAAAACAAAGCGAAGTTAAGCAATATAGGGACAATAGAACTCCCAATAAACGGAAGCAAATTATAATTGAAAGGACCATTCAGACTATAACTTAGTGTGAAAATCCCCGTTAGGTTGAGAAGCGTAACGCAGTAAATGCAGAATATTCCCTCAAACATATAATTCCATGAGATAGTTCTGCGTTTTTTGAAAAGATACAGCAACACAAAAATAACAATATAAATTATGATACCTAAGAAAACCGATTCTTTAAGTGCTTGTATACCTTTTATCATATAATTCATACTATCACCTTCCCTCAAGAAATACCGATTTGTACTTATTTCTTAAACAGCTCAGAATGTGAACCAAGGCGATAAAGCATCAAAACAAGAACATCTCCACAAATCTCATAAATAAGCAGCCAGTCTGGTTCGATGTGACACTCACGCGTGCCTTTATAGTTTCCTGTAAGGTCATGATCCCTGTATTTTGCATCCAGCGTACCGCCATTCGCCAGAATATCGATTACCTCAAACA